GATTGCCGAAGTCTGTTAACTTATATCCAAGCTTTTGTAAGACGTCTTTTATCTTTTCTGATGTCAAATCTCTATCCCCCCTCCAAAAATATCGTTGTCGTCTTCTAAGTTTACGTTAACTTGAGACTCAATCATGTCTTGCAGGTCTCCGACTTCAGTTATATTGAAGTTTTCAAAGTTTAAGTTGATGTAATTTTTCTTTAGATCTCCTGTTGGCATTCTTACTGGTTGCACTGCGCGATGTATGTTCTCTCCTAGGTGTCTGTATTTAAAGCATGTCAATTTGTGAGTGCCAAATCCAGGCTCAGCAGCAAGCTCATCTAAGGTTTTTTGACGCAAGCCAAACAAGTGGGAACTAAATTGAGTAATTCTATCAGATAGAGAAACTATACTTTCATCTTCCACTATGTTTTCAGAACTCCTATTGTTTGTTATGCCAGACCTGTTGCTTTGAACACTGGTCATCATTGAAATAGATGGTATTCCGTCCGTGGTAATATCTCTTTGGATTAATTTCTTAAACTTATCAACCATCTCTCCGACTATTTGCCATTCTGATTTATTTTTAGAGTTTTCAGATGTAGTTTTAATGTAATCAAAACTTAAAATCATAGGATTACCCCTGCCAACAGAGCCATAGTAGAAATGTTTTACAGCTTGAATCATTGAGTCTACAGGCATCCCCCCTACGTTCTGGTAATAAAGTTTGTATTCTTTTATCTTTTTCCAAACGGAGCGAACTCTATTTACCACATCTTCTCCCGCCTGCCTCCATTGCCCTGTCTCAAGTAGATTCATCGGTACCTGAGATAGAGATGCGCACTGCCTCATCATTAGTTCTTCTTTGCTCATTTCTCCATTGTCCAAATGCAAGACGGGTATGTTTTCTTTTGCAGAAACTTTAACACAGAAGTCCATAACAAACTGAGTCTTACCAACGCCAGTTCTAGCCACTAATGTGGTTATGTTTCCTGGGCGAAGAAGAGATCCGTAGAGTTCGTGCAGTCTTTCGTGTGGACCTTTAGGCCCAAACTCAGTCTGAGGGTTGTTGCCTTTATCTTCTACGCATTGCTCCATTTCTTCAAAAATATTAGAAGCTTTATTGTCGCCAAGCTCATAGGAGCTTACTTGGTCGTTGTATATAGAGTCGGCTAAGTCTATTATTTGAGTGAAGTTTTTGGAACTATCTAGGTTCTTCATTGACTTGGTCAATTTAGCCCCAGTTTCACCAATACCTCTTCTTACCGTAAGTTTGGCGAGCTCTTTGGCCGAGTCAATTATCGATTCAGCAGAGCCTTTCCTTAGTTTAAGCGCTCGAGAATATTCAGATATATTAATATTATCCTCAAAAGATATTCCGGAGAGTTTGATTTTTTCAGCAAGAACAACTTCGTCTATATAGCTACCTTCTTCATAGTCAAGCTTCAAAAATGTAAACACAACTCCGTTTACATCTGATACAAAATCTTTAGAAGTAATAAATGAAGCTATCTCCATGTATTTCTCCGGATGATTAAGTAAGCCGCCCAAAAACTGTTGTTCTAATTCGTAAGAATATACCATATTGCTATACTAGCAGAGAAAAATAAATTTGTAAAGCTTTTTGTGAAAATTATTCAAGCCCAATGTCTGGATCTTCATTTTCCATATTATACATACTCTCAGCTTCTTCAATATTTAATAAATATTTCTCCAAAGACTTCCTGAGGCCCATCTCTACAATTTGATTTTGAGCCCTAGTATAAACTAAAGGTTTCCCATTCTGGTCTGCGTAAGCAATAATAAAACCCTTACTGTGCTCGGCACCGCCTGTGAATTCAAAAATTTGCTCAAGCAAGTTTTCTGGCATTGAGAAGGCTTCTATATTTTCTGGATCTATGTTTTTGCTCATTTATATAATATACACTTATTAAAGGATAACTCCGAACGATTTAAATAAATCCACAGACAGTTTGTCTTCTGGGTAAACTTCTACAAGCTTAATGTTGTTTAATTTGCAGAACTCCTCCTTATCATTGTCCCGTCTTATCTGGCTTAAAAAAGTCGTTTTTGATTTGCCATGAAAGAATGGTGTGTATTTTAAATGCTGTGCGCCTTGCACTTCTATAGCTATATTTTTATTAGCATTATACAAATCTAGGCTCATTCGAGTTCCTACAATGGGAAACTCCTCAAACACTACGTCGTTAAACCAATAGGTTTTCACGAACTCTTTTACGCCGAATTGCATTTTACTCCTGCTTGGTTTGTCCCATTTTACCATATAGTTTTTTGGCTTTTTAACTCTTTTTTTAGAACCAACTAGTGTTTTAAAGATCATTAGGCTATGATTGATAAATTATTTCTGAAAAATGTTTGATTAAGAATTGTATTAAGTCTGGGTCAGCTTCAAGCAGCTCATTTAATTTCGGCTCTCCGTGCAGCTTGGGGGGGAATTCATGCCCTTCTTTTTTTAAGAGCTGTATGAAGTCTTCTTCTACTGAGATCCATGCGCCCTTCTTATTTATGTAGCCCCATAGGTACAGCATGTCTATAAGCTCCTTCTCGACCCATATAGACGTTCCGTTCTTGCGCCCATATTTAATTGGATACTCGAGGACATAATTGGTTTTTTCATTAGGAGATTTTTTTACCGTCATTTTCGCGACATGCCCAATTATTTTATTTTTGTCATGATCTAATGGCGCACTAGGATTCTCCAGTATTAGGTCTTTTTTAAACCTAGGTTCAAATTCAAGTATATAATTAGCAAAGTGAAGAAGCGCATTGCCTCCTGTAGCAGTAGTCTGACGGATAGGGGCTTTGCTGTACGGGTCAAGCTTGATGTCTGCACGAACTTGGGATATAAATATAGCCATGTGTCCTCTTTTAGCGAGGGCGATACTCATCTTTTGCATAAACTTCGCGCCTAGTAGCGCCCCGCCAGCAATCTTATGAGAGTCTTCAAAGTTTTTCTTGAGGTCGTCCTTCATTATTAATCCATCTAAGGAGTCTAGCACAAAGCAATATTTTATAGCCTCAGGAGTTCGCGCAATAAGGACTCTCATCAAATCTAGTACAGTCTCATATATATTACTCTCAAAAACAAAACAACTACCTTGAACCCACTCATCTTCTTTAGATACAAACTTGATTCCAGACCTCTCCCTTACTTCTGCAGACAATCTTCCCTCTGCTTTGATGTATACAGCCTTTGCTTTTGGCATTTTTAAGAAGTTCTTTGCAACTTCTAGGGCCTCAGAGGTCTTACCCCCTTCGTTTATGCCGACAAATCTATGAAGTCCTGGCCCAAGCCCTCCGCCCAGCTCGAAATCAACTTTTAGACTACCGCATGAGACTTTATAGTCTATGTCTTCTTCGTAGTTGTAGTGGTGCTCTTCGTTTTGTTTCAAAAAGCTCTTAAGTGAATCTATTGATCCAGTTTCTGTTTCTGTTTTTTTGCTCATGATAGGAATTCTTTAATATTTTTTGGTTTATTTTGTTTTATATAATCTTCTCCTGTTTTTTGTTTTATATCTATTTGCTTATTAGGAGGTATACTGTACATGTATCTATTGTATTTCTTTTTGAGCTGATCTGCGTAGTAACCAGAACGCAATACAATTATGCTGTCAAGCTTCTTTGGGAACGATAAACCTTTCCAGAACCCATCAATAGGGTAGGATTCAATTAATATGTTTAGGGATTTTATTTCCCTTCCCCAGAACAATCTCTTTTGAGTCTTGGGTTGTTCTATTAACTTTTCGATTACTTTCTTCTTTTCAGTTTGAGTCACCTATTAATAATAGCACAAACAATAAAAAAAGTCAAGGCTCAATTTTTGTAATATGGGTGGTTTTGTGGAAGCTCCCCTCATTAACCATAAAAAGATTGCCGTCAATCTTACCTATCAGACAATAGTGCAAGACACCCATAAGTGTTTGGTGCTTGCGTCTGGCGTGAAATTTATAACTGCAGCGGTAAATGTAACATTGTTGTTTTCGTCCAGATATTCAATCTTTACATCTATTGGGAAGTCTAATATCAAGTCTCCGGATTGCGTTGTCGCGTAATTAGAGCTGTAACTTGTATTAAACCTTGATATACACATAAAATATACCCCAGCCGCAACCCCATTATTCAGAGTAAATGAAGGTAGTAAATTACGCGGGTACGATTCTCCAGCAGTGTCATCATTAGTAGCTATCAATGATCCGTCTGGACCGTAAAGTGCGGCTTCAGGATCTATGTTTAGGTTGGCGCTAGTTTTAGTTATTTCGTTTCCAGATGAGTCAATGGCGAAATAAGATTTGATTCGAAACTTCGAATTGGCTTGAATCGTATTAGAGAGTTCCTGTGTTGAAATTGATGGGTCAGAAGAATCTATTTGACTTGGAAAATTTACTGATTGAGCCTGTTGGGATGCTGGAACATTAATAATTGAAAAATTTTGAGTTATCGTGGGCGCAGCATAATAGTTCGAGCTTCCAGGCTGATCGGCGACAATTGAAACGGCGCCAGCACTATGGAAGGTA